CCTTGTCGTTATCTTCACTTTACGCATTACAGTGTCTCCTTAATTAGTTAGGGCTGGGCCTAAGTTTGTGGGTTGTAGTCATGGACGGTGCAAGCACCTAGGTTTAGTCCGTCCATAAGGGTTAGGATGTCATTGGGATCATAGGGTGCTTTTACCCACACAAGATACGTAATCTGTGTGTAGTAGTTTACACGCACGGTAAGCTCTTTCCACATCACTTCACCACTTTCTTACCAGTTGTTTGGTCGATGAAGTTTACGGGGGTTGCCATGAATGAGTACTCATCCCACAGTTCTTGCAGCATATCGTGGGTGGCATCTTTGCCGTGTATCATGGTCAAGCCGCTGATCCACTCGTTGAAGTTGATGGCCTCTTCACCTGTCACTGCAACGATCTGGTTCCACCGCTTGTTGTGCAGCATGAAAGTTAGGCCCGAGCCTAACTTATTGTCGATGTATGCGGTCTTGAGGGTGAAGAACTTAGATGACATGAGCTTGCGCCATGCAGTCATCGGCTTGGCCTGTACCTTGGCTGCTAGGGACACAAGTATGTCGGCCTCCATTACCTGTGCGGTAAGGGGTAGAGTATCGTCTGACTTCTTTAGCTTGACCATTGCAGTAGTCCTTTCAGAGTTAGGCCCCAGCCTAACTTTCGGCTTGGGCGCGGGATAATTTTAAGCCTTTTTCTGGCTATGTAGTACTATACCATACTTTAGGCCAAATGTCAAGTCTTTTGATGTATGGAGAGAGAACTAAATTATACGTTTAGAAATGCCCTCAGAGGGTAAAAGTTAGGCTCAGGCCTAAGTATTGGGTAGAATTGCAATGTTCTGTAATGTTCCATAATGTTCTTACGTGGGGGTCTGTAAGCCCTTGAAATCATTACAATGTAGCAATGTTCCCGTTTTGGAGAAATTGGAGAGCAAGGTTTTGGATTGGTGTTGGTGAGGTGGTACTAGGCTGTAGAGGGTCGAAACTGGTGAGTTTGAAAAAGTATCTCTCCTATATTTCACTTTGGGAACATTACAATTTACTACTACTACTACATAACAATACTTCAACATCTGCGGGATATATCAATCCTCGCTAACGCGAAACTTCAAAATGCGAACGGCTTTGGCAATGCGAAGCACTTCTCTATAATGTTCCCCAGCACGGCTACATTTGGGAACATTAGGCACATATTCGGGAACATTAGGTGGAACATTGCATGATATCAATGACTTAGGCCAAAACTCAAAAGGAACATTACATGAAATCAAATACTTAGGCCTGAGCCTAACTTTCTTCGTGCAGATGCGCCACGCTGCCTCGGAAACTGGTTGTGTTAACATCCTAACAGGGAAACTTAGGCCCGAGCCTAACTCTGCGATGATCATCTGCGCCACGCTGCTTCGGAAACTGGTTTGAATGTGGGGGAGAATCGCGCCAAAAAAAAGACAAAAAAAGGGGAGAGCATTTGCTCCCCCCAATGTATTAGTCTTTGATGCCGAGGCGTTTGGCGTATGCGGCCAAAGCCTTGTGTTGGGCAACTCGAGCCGTTGCAGCTTTGGGTGTTTCACCTTCCCACCTAATCACGTTCCCCTTGTCATTATAACGTGGGGCCAGTTTGGCTATGCCATTCAAAATCGATGTGTGTGCCGCACTCAACTTAGATGGTTTCGCCTTTTCAATAGGCGTCTCGGTTGCTTCCCATGCCGCTTTTCTGTACTTGCCCAATATAGACATAGATTTCGTATTTATGTCAGTAATGGTACAGGCGACACGTTTGCCAAACGTGGGCGATTTTATGTCACGGTCAAGATATGATACCTGACTACTCTTTTCCAACTTTCCCCAATGTTTTTTAGGTGATTGCATTACCTTGACTACCTTAGCCAACACTGCAGCATTGTTGCAGACGTGAGCATAAAAGCGAGCTTGGATGGGAAAGAATAACGCGTTATCCGCATCATTCGTGCTTTTGATATCACCGCTACCATCAGGCGCTTTCCATGTAGCGCCTGACCGTATCATATCGCCAATCATGCCATGTCCCTCTTTAAACATGGTATTGATAAAAGCACCCTTCATATTGGTTGCTTTACCCTCTGCGGCCAGAGCCGCGTCCAGTGCTTTAAGTGACGCGGGTGTCACTATTCTGTTAGATGTTTTTGCCATTGTCATGGTTCCTAAAAAGTTAGGCCTGCAGGCCTAAGTTATTGTCATCCTCACAGGGTGTTTCCTGCCGTTTGACAAGTATCTTTATAAGGTGTTTTGAACTAAGCGCAAGCGTTTGATGTTTGACGCTAACGGCGCAACACGGCGCGACCACCCCCCACCTAGGGGTATCCCCACCTGACTAGCATTGGCACCGCGCGCCCTATATATACTAATCCAGACAAATTTTTTACGTTTCTACACGTTTAGGTAGATACTCGCTATAGTTGTACCCCCCTACCTAAAAAACCCCCCTACCCAAAAATATTATTATAGTGTAAAAAAATTTTATACGTGTTGGAGGACACCGCTATGGACCCAGATAAGATCATAGACTTCCCCGTGCTGTCTGAACTGGATCGGCAGTTTCTTGAACTAGAGAAACAGCAAAAGCTAATACGCGAGCAGACAAAGCGTATAGAAGATGGTAAGCTGGCTAAGTTTATAGAGGATTTATACAAGTGACTATTCATGTATCGCCAGACGTAGATGTACCACTGCCAGACGCAGCAGTTAAGATAGACGCACCTGTCCGTATATCAGGCGCAGCAGAGACAACTAAGATGCTTGCCGATCATGGACTAGAGATAGAGGTTACATCTGAGGACAAAGAAGTGGCGGCACAAGTAGCTCTTGGTTATGCGGAAGACCCCACAACTGCTGCTAGAAAGCTAACTACTAAGAAAGCGGCGATGATGACACCTGCGTCTTTGCTACTTACGGATCGCATACTTAAAGACTTCGGACACTCTATTGTTAAGAGTGCAACACAAGTACGACATATGGTGACTAACAAGCTGATTCAGGAGACTGAGAGTGACGATGCCCGTATTCGTATTCGTGCCTTAGAGTTGTTAGGTAAGATTAGTGACGTAGGTTTGTTCTCGGACAAAACTGAAGTTACCGTTACGCACCAGACCACAGATGATATACGAGACCGCCTGCGTGATAAGTTAACCAAGCTCGTAGAACCAGAAGAAGAGATAGAGGATGCTATAATTATAGATGTAGATGCAGAGCTGGGCATAAAAAATGAAGGATAACGTCACAAATGACTTTTCTGAGGAAGAGGTTCAGCAGATGCTGGACAACTTGGATAGTTTCTCAGACGAAGAAATAGCCGAGATAGACAAGTTGGTAGAAGAGCTGGGGATACGTAAGCGCAACAAAACCGCATACGATGACCTGATAGAGTTCTGTAAACGGATGCAGGATGACTACATAGTAGGGCGGCATCACCGTATTCTTGCTGACCTGCTGATGGCTATTGAGGCGGGGGACGAGGACCGTATCTGTGTCAACATACCCCCACGTCACGGTAAGTCCCAGCTAGTATCTATATTTTTTCCTGCGTGGTTCTTGGGGCGTAATCCTAATAAGAAGGTTATGATGGTGTCGCACACCACTGACCTCGCTGTGGACTTCGGACGTAAGGTACGTAACCTTATCTCCTTAGATGACTACAAAGCTATATTCCCTACAGTTAAGCTAGCGGTAGATAGTAAGTCTGCGGGGCGTTGGAATACGAATTTTGGTGGTGAGTATTATGCGTGTGGCGTTGGTTCTGCTCTTGCTGGTCGAGGCGCTGACCTCCTGCTCATTGACGATCCCCACTCAGAACAAGATGTTATTAACGGCAACTTCTCCGTGTTTGAGAGAGCATATGAGTGGTATACCTTTGGTGCGCGTACTCGTCTTATGCCGGGTGGTCGAGTCGCTATCATACAGACGCGCTGGCACATGGATGACCTGACAGGTCGTGTGACTTCTGACATGGTGAAGAACGAGAAGTCAGATCAGTTTGAGATTATAGAGT